TGGCTTCTTCCTGTATGTATCCATACCGTCGCCAGTAGACATACGCTTCATAGCACCTTCGGTTTGATCTCTTTTAGATTTTTGAAAATCTTTGTAAGCTTTTCGTCTTTCATCGTTTGCTTTCTTTTCAGCTGAAGACATCTGAGATACTGGTTTTTTCTTAGCAGGGGAATCATACGCACCTTCTCCAACAGCTGTTTTGATTCCAGCCTGACGCTTCTTGACCATTTTATCATTCTTATCTTTCTCATCGCCTTTCAGATGCTTACTTGCAACTGCGCCGGCTTGTGCCTGGCCAGAAGCACGACTAACATAACTATCTTTTGTTTTTTGTGAAATCTCTTTTACGACTTTACCGTTTTTATCGTATGTAACCTTAGTACCTTTGTCCCATGGAGCTCTTGGTAATGTCACAGGTTTTTTAGGCTCTGATGCTGCTTTAGCAAGAGCTTGTTGTCTCTTTGTAGTAATCGGTTCGTAAGCTTCTTTTTTATCTTTGCCTTTTGCTTTATAGCCACTGGCAAATGCTGCTCGTCTTTGAGCATCGCTTGCGAAACCTTCTACATCTAATGTTTTTGGATAGCCTTTTTCCCCTGGCTTTTTGGGTGCTTTTCCTGCTTTGCGACGTTTATGGATGTTTGCCCATAGTCCGCCTTCTGAAATAAAGTTACTAAAGCTTTTATTTTTTTTCATTGGTCATCTTCCCGGTTTGTCCCATCCTTTTAGTATATCAGGCGAAAAGTTGTTGTACGAGAATTCCATTCTGTCAACGATCTTTACCGCGTCACCACCAAGTCTATCTATTGCAACGTATCCTTCAGGCCCTGTGGTCTTATAACCAGTACGAGTCTTTACAAATGTGTTAACATTAGATAGTCTATTGAGTATATTTATAATTTTTAATTTCGCTAAAACTATAATTTTTTGCAAATCAAACATTATTTTTAAAGATTTTTTATTGGCAGGTGAAAAGAATTTAAGCATTTCGTTACGTTTTGTAAGTTGTGCGCCTCTACCAGCTGCAGTAGATCTTTGACTTGCGGTCTTTGCAAACTTTTTTCTTATGTTGAGAATCAATCCATTGACATGTGCAGCAGTATTACCTATGATCTGACCCTTACGAACAAAGCTATTGTTGTATGTTTCAATCATTTGTGCTAGCTGAGGATTACTTTCTAATTGACGTAGTGTAGTACCAGATATTTTATTAAACATTGTACCTGCTTGTGACAAATAACTATCAACAAGTTGTGTATCTTTCTTTGTCATTGTAAGGTTTGTCATATCTTTTAGCATCGCATCTTGAGACCATACGGCTCTTGATTTCTTAAACTTACTGACATCTACACCATATGAAGCTCTCATTGTTTCGAATGTTTTTCCTGTGTACGTTGTATGCCAGACAATCCCCATCTGCGCTGATGTGATATCTTTCGCAGGTGCCGTGCCTGCGGGGACAGCGTACATAATAGTATTTGGATGAAACGTAACATATGATTCCCCTTTAATCTTTTTCTTACTTATATCTGATTTAGAGAATAAGAAGTCACCTTGAATGACCCCTTTAATTCCGAGTGATGGCAGATATTTGAGTGCATCTTTGAGCTTAAGAGCAAGATCACCAGAAGTATCAGCATCAACGTCAGCTGCAGACTTGTAGACCTTAGGATTTTTGTTGAAGATCCCCTTCTTGGCCACAAAAAACTGACCGTCGTTCGGATCAGTACCAGCAAAAATAGCAGGAGCGCCATCCCACTTAACAGAGACATTTCCATCTTTTTCTCCTCCGAGCATTTTTCTTAATTCACGCAGAGCGAGTATGGCTTGTCGTGTACCATTAACTCCACCGTAGATAACCTTATCTTCGATGTGAGTCATGTGTGTGTTCTTTTGTTCTGTTATATGTTGACTAAAACTTTCCACTATTGATAAACCTTTAAATATACCGATGATTCTGGTAGGGTTGATTCCATATAATTTACAACATAATCTACGAAATCATCACGCTGTTTTTTATTTGCCTTAACTAATCCATAAAACACATAAGTCGTCGCTAATTTGGCATGAATAACATTTTTTGGTTGACTATTCACTGCTGCTTTAAATGTAGCTTCATCGATTGGTGTGTCTATGCAGAAACGAGAATTTTGAATAGTGTTTACCATCATCCAAAAATTATCTATTGTGCGAGTATCTTCATTAAGAATTTTATCATCTTCTATTTTTTGTTGTGTATTATTAGGATAAGTATAATTCATAAATCGTTTTGCTGCATCTAATTGCGGACCTTGACCGGCTTTACCGCCTCTTGCAGTAGTTAATATTGCTTCCATGTTAAGTGCTTCATTAGCACTAGATGGTCTTACGTCAATTTTTTTATTCGTTCTACTATCGTTAACTACTAGTTCTCCACCTTGTTTTGAAAAGAAGCCTCTCGCACCACTAAGTTGAACACTAACAAATGCATTAGGTTTTAAATTAGCACGAGCTTTATCATCATTCTGAACAACACTTTTTATTTTTCTTTCATCTTCAACTTTTTTCAATGAAATGCCCATAATAGTTTTATCGAAGAAAGCTTTCATTACTACATTATTAATTTTCTTAACACTTGTATCTGCAGTTTTAAATATTTTTTTAACGTCAACTCCAGTTTTCACTGCCCAAATATCACCTGGATTCCATTTATCATTATTTAAATTTGCCATGCTATCATTTAAAAAGGCTTTTTTCTTAGCAGCGTATATGCTATTCATTACATCATCGTCTCTATGAAATGTATATGATCTTGAAATATAGCCGTCACGTATTAATTTTTTTGCCACAAAATATGAAGATTGATGCCATGATGCGTCAAGCGCAATAACATCTTTAAATTTAGTTTTACCCATAAACACTCTTCGTTGTGCATTTTCTAAAAGCTTTGTAGTTACTTCTTGTTGATTTTTTACACGTGTATTTGTCATTGCTGCACAATATAAACATTGTAAGCTTTCAAATCTTGCAGTTAATATTGTCGCTGGAATTTGGTTCTGATCTTTAGCACCAAACCCGCCACCAAAAAGAATAGACTTTGGTATATCTCTCATCGCAACATATTTCATACTTTGAGTTCTTAGTCTAGTTGTTTTAGGATCTTCATCTCCGGCTTTGTATATTTCTAAGGCATCACGATTTTCAGCAATGTCTTTAAACACAACTTCACTACCATCGCTTATAGGAACTTTTATTTTTTTATCAATTGCTTTAAGTAAAATATCAACGCGTGGCATTCCGGTATACGGACCTTTACCAGCAGCTTCGCCCCATACTTTTTTTGTCATTCCGCTCATAGATAGTGCCCTTTCGGTACTATTTATATGTTTGATTCGCTAAGCATCTGATCTTCTATGCGACGCACATTTGCCTCAATATCATCCATGAGATCTAAATATTCTTTACAGAATTTAATAGGAAGGCCGCCTTCTTGTCTTTTTATTGTATCATGAAACATTTCTACTAATCTAGACTTGATTGTTATAGCATCTTGTATGTCATTTAAAACCATAATATTCTCCTTATCATATGCATACTATACAGCAATACATATCATATGTACACAGTTAAATGTATTTAGATTGAAACTGTAACTTTTATATTACAGTTTTAAAAGTGCTTGTAATTCTTCAACTCTTTGCTTGAGTTGTTTTAAATGCATGATAGGCCAGCTTGGACCCTGAGAAGCTTCAATGGCATCATTGACTTCATGCGTGAGTAAGTCAGCGACTCTTTCGAGACGCTTAACTCTTGGCTCAGGCCAGTCCACAAAGGGATCATGCTGCATTGGCATACTCCACTGCTTTGTTTGCTGCATTGATTTTGGCTTTTTCCATATAACCAAACCATTGATTGTACATACGATTATCGTTGTTTTTACCCTGTACATGATCAGTAACATATGTTACACTGTTCAGAGCTTGCCACCAGCTACCCTCAGCATAGTGAGCACCAGGTTGTACTTCAAGAGCATCATAACAAAGCTTAGCATTTTTAGATAAGTCGTTGTATTGTGTAACAGGTGCTCTTTCACCTTGCTTACGTGATGTGCTTGGAAATACATCGTTGTAGTACTGAATCAATGATTCTGCTGTAGTTCTTTTAGAACCAAGATGTAGAGCCATATCTTTGTACATAGCAAACTTTTCGTGTGCAATGCCTAGTGTTTCTTTTACACTGTCTGCATCGAATGCAACTCTGTGATTTAGCTTAGCGCTTGTTGAACGGTTAGACGACACATGCTTAGTGCTATCTTGCTCAAGTGATAATGTAAGAGTATTATTACAAACAACTCGTATCGGTGTAAACTTAACATCGATTGCTTTACCATACTGATGTGGGTTTGAAAACAATAAGAATGATTCGACTTTATCATCACCAAAAATATCAAAAGATTCTTTGACTTTAGCTAATGCCCATACCATTTGACCACCTTTGAGTGAACCAGCAGTATGCATCTCCATATCACCTGACATTACAAACTCATTGAAGAAGTTGAATGCTTCGTGATTTTGTACTGGATGCCAGCCATTACCAACATTTGTGAGTATTTTAGAGTCAGTAGATCTGACTAAAGATTTTTGACCTGTCGGTATTTGTACACCATTATGTTCTACGAATGATGGTACTTCATCGACTGTCCAATCAAGACCTGCTTTTTCAAGCATCATCATTGGAGTTAGTTCATTAGATACTGGAACACCAAGACCGTGCCATGGTAGTTCTCCTGCGTAAGCCATTGTTTCGACTTCATGTGACATATAATTTTCCTTTATTCATTTGATAGGTATATAATACCATAGTACTACTTATATGTACACGTTTATTTTACATTATTTTTTAGTGTAACATTTATGATACATTAGCTAAAGCAGCAGATAAAAGCTTTGATATCATAACTTGACCTTGGTCATTTGGATGTCTATCATTTTCTGATATAGTTAATTTATTTTTGTTCTTGTCGGTAATAGAGGCTATACAGTTATCATATTCCCAGAATGGATATACTATATTTTTTTTATAATATTTATTTAGCATTAAAGCATATTTGTTTGTATCACATAATGTATAATAATCTACTTCTTTCAGTTGATAATCATCACAAATATAACCTTCATCATAAATTTCATTCCATAAATTATAATCTAACAATACTACACCTTGTCTAAATACAAACTTTATATTATATTTCGCACATGCTTCTGCTACAAGCCACATATATCTGAATGATTCGTTAAGTAAATTTTCCCAAAACTTATTTTCACCTTCTTCAGAAAATAATTCAGCATATGTCGTAGCTAAAACGTGTGTTTCAATTCTATGAATAGATTTCTTTTTACCCCAAATACTTAATAAATCATGTGGAATGTTTATTACATTCTTTTTCTTATCATGAAAATCATGTCTATCTGCATTAGACCAAACAGCAACACATGTATCGATTTGATCTCCATATTCATATATTTTATCTAGTATTTGTTTTGCAATGTAATCATTGCCTCTGCCACTATCTCCAGTGTTTATTACTTTTAAATTTAGTTCTTTACCAAGAAGTTCAGGCCACATAGGCCAGCCACCTCTTAGTTTGCTATCAATAGATTTATCACTAGAAAAGAACTTTGGATCTGTGAAACTGTCACCACTTGCTAATAATATTTTTTGAGACATTTACTAAATCTTTCAGCGATTAATTTTTGACCTTCTGCATTTGGATGAGCATCTGAATCAGTTGAGTTATAATCAGATGCTAAATTTCCAGTTAATAAATAACCAGGCATATGTACTTTTAAATCATCTCTTAGATGAAAGCCATAACCTACGGTTTGTTCCGGAATAATCAAAGCTTTAGGTTTAATAAACAAATGGCCGTAATCTTTCATGAAGCTTTTATATAATGCATTTGTTTCTAACAATGTCAACCATTCTTCTTCTTTAATCCACATCTCTTGATTAATATGCTTTTTTATCTCTGCTAATTCTTTATGCCACCAAAATAATAAACCCTGATCAAAGACGCATTTAATATTTCTATGTGTACACATTTCTGCAACTATATACATCATTCTTAAACTGGTATTAATCCATGTATTGTATATGTCATGACGTCTCCATTCGCTCATATCCCATTCAAACGGAATAGTGGTTAAATGATCGATATTAGAAGCCAGCATTTCTGCAAGCGTAGTTTGACTTGGATCGTTTTTTGCCATCATTTGAAGAACTGGAATTTGAGTAGAATTGTATATCTCAACTCTATCAACTTGAGTCCACAGTATAGCTACTAACTCAACTTGATCGCCGTACTTAATTATATTATCGATTATACTTTGGCCAATATACTGATTGCCTCTACCTTGCTCACCAGTATTGATTACTTCTAATCCAAGTTCTTTACCGATGATCTCTGGCCACATAGGCCAACCACCACGTTTTTTGTCAGGTAAATATTCTAAATGAGAAAAGAAAGATGCATCAGTCCAGCTGCAGCCGCTTGCTAATAATTTTTTCATTTTTTATCTGGTCTATTATCGTATATAAATCGAGGAGGTTTAAAACTTTTTTTACGAGTAAGTTTTCTCCATAATAATATGATTCGCCATTTTAGTTTGATCATGGTCCTGTCACCGTTCCTAATAAGTGTATACGTTCTGGTATACCACCGTTGATTGCTGTATGATGTATTGTAGTATCTATATAGTATTTTTCGCCAACTGGCATGCGATGCATCTGGCCCTTATCATCTGGATTAAATTTGGATTGTGTTATCATAAAGCAAGTAAATGGATCACTCACCACAGGTACGTGCACCCGCGGGTGCATGTCTCTATGCCAAGTGTAACACTCTTTTTCTTTTAGAAATGTAATGCGAGCTTTATATAGATCTAATTCGTCTATAATAGAATTGATATACGGAATATCGAATATTTTATATTTGTAATCAAAATCTAATCTAGTATCTGGTGTCCAACCGTTACGACCAGCTACATTTTCAAATGCATCTTGTGGTTCTGGATTTTCTTTCCAAGATTGAAGTTGGACGTAAGATAGATTATAACGTCTTGGTAATGTCTTTATTTCAGACAACATCTTTTCAATATTATATTTCATTTAATATAGTTTCTGCTATTTTTTCGTGGCCTAATTTATTTGGATGGCCATCTGTTTGACTACACCAATATTTAAAATCGTTATTCTCTGGATATGCTCGTATAAGATCTTGAAAACAAAAACCCTGTATGACTTCCCATACAGGCCAACCAATATATTTTTCTTTATCTATCAAATCAAAATACTGAGATTTAAGTAATGCATCACTGCATTTAGTATACCAATTTTCATCAAAAACGCCTGGAGAAATTTCTTTTTCTTCAGTAAGACCAGTCACAAAATGATAATCAACATTTAATTGTGTAAAAACATTTTGCAATGCATAAACTCTTCTTAACCAGCCGTTTATTCCAGAAGTTACATTTGGCCAACTTTTTTTAGCTAAATCTTTCACGACTTGATCGAAACCTTCAGGGTGTCCGTGTTCAGGTATGTTAGATGGATTTAAATGTTGCCAACCTTGTAATCGCAAACCATAAAGCGTTTCTAGATCTAATCTAAGAATTCCAGACCATTGTACTATAACTTTACTTATTTTTTTATGATTCTTAGAAACATAATCTAATACTTTACTAAAGATTCTTTCATTACCACTGCCGCTCATAGATAAATTAACTAGTTTTAAATTTAATCTTTCAGCTACAATTGTTGGCCATATTTTAAAGGGTTCTAAATCGTTGTAAGTAATATATCCGTTATTTGAGAATGAAGTCACTTCTCTATAACCATCAATCTCTTTTACAACATAATCGTGTGAAAAGCTGCATCCAATTACCACTAATTCTTTTTTCATAATTATATCTATAATGTAAAAAGGGGACGCTAAGTCCCCTTACCCCCAAGATATTTTACTTGAGGTTTTGTTTTTATTCTGAATAACTTTAGCAAGAAAACTTGTATCTTATCCATCATAAACTCCTGTTAGAAGCTAAATGCAACTCCAACTGTTACGTCGCTATATTTAAACTTGCTTGTTAATGATAATTTTGAATAAGCAGATAATGAACCGCCTAATGGCATAGTTGCTTTCACAGAAGATCCTGAGATTGCAATTGAATTACCGCTTGAATATGTCCAATCCATTGCTGGTCGGAGTGAAAAACTGCCTAGAGAAGCAGTCATACCTACGTCACCTGCCCATGCTTTTGAATTAAAAGCATATTCGACTGATGCGTCTGGTTTAAGTGATGACATGATTCCGCCAACACCTTCTGCATGTGCTGCTGTAGATGCTACAACTAGTGCACTAGCTAAAATTAAACTTTTCATATATTTTTTCCTTGTTATGAAATTGCGTGTGACTTTTCTGTTGCCAAGCAAGTCACCAGCTCCGTTAAATTATGCCGCTAAGGCGAATTCACGAGGTGCAAAATTTGAGTTTGCGTTTGTTTTGTTATGATCTATGCGCGATCACCCGGCAGTCTCCACTTCCCTACATCGTCCGTCGATTCTATTTCGACCCCATAAAAACACACTTAGTAAATGTGCTTATGGTGGAGTCGTTGGGTACCGCCCCCAAGTCCGATCCGATTTCAAGTTGCTTCAGCAACTGCAGTCTTATTTAGCCATTATAGACTAAATAAGACCACTTGTACACAATATATTCTTATTAAAATTCTTTGTGTGACATAATAGTTACACTATTATTTACGTTCCCATATTGACCATAGAATCCATACAGCTACTAAACCGATTAATCCTTCAGCTCCAAGAGAACTCATTATGCTTGATACATTGTCTATTACGCTTACGTCGCCCATGAATGGCATAACGCCCATTCCTAGAACTTCGACGATGATCGCTAATGCAGCAAGTGATACGCCTACGTCAGCTAGGCCAGCAGCCCAGTTTCTGACTTTAGTTAGTACGTCCATAGTAATTTCCTTTCATGATAGTTACTATGGGAATATTTATTACATCTAGGGTTTTAAGGGTGTGACAAATATGTTACTTTTTTAAGTTATCATGAATAGAAAGTTGAAGTAATGCATAGTGCATTATTTTTATTAGATCTTTACGTTGATCTGCATGGTTGCCTTTTTTACCATATCGATTCGAATACTTATCAATATTGCCCATACAAAAACCTGTACCATGACCACGTTCAATAATAATCTCTGTAGATTGAAAACCATTTTGAGAATAGTGTGAACTATATGTAGAATCAATATAATCTTTAAATTCTTTAATAAGATTAGCTTCGTTAAATTTGTAATCAATATCAGAATAAATTCTTTTATCTAATGGTTTGTACAAGTCATATGGGCCTTCTGGTTTGGGTGCATCGCATGTGTAAGGTTTAGTCTTTATTTCTAATTCTTCAAGTGTCATTTTCATTATATATTCCTTGTTGTTTCAATGTATATTATATCATGTTTTTTTAGTATTGTACACAGCTATTTTGCCTTTATTCTTTTTGCTGTTGGATCAATGTCTATATCACCTTCAAAAGTACATATTGTTTTGCAATGAGAATAATACTCTGTCTTTTCAGGATAATTCATAAGTCCATCAAAGAACTCTGCCCATTCATCGCTTGTTATTATGTCTTCAATAGTTTCTACATTTTTTACTTTTAAATGCTCTGGCATTAAAGATTTAAACTTA